CGCAGGTGGCGCCGGGTCGGTGGGAGGATGTACCTAGACGTAGCGAGGCAAACAAATGAAATGGCAGCCGATTGAGATGGCAAAGAAAAAGAAGCTGTGCGAAATCTGCGGAGAGAACCCCGCAACCGTGCCGGACAGGGAACGAATGGGGCGGTTAATCAACCGGGTGTGCTCGTCGTGCCACGCGCTGCGATTGGCCGGAGACATGAAGCTGATTTTTGAATTGCACGAGAGGCGCAGACAGGCGCAATTGGGGCATAACGCTCCGCATGAGCGGACCGCCTTTGGCGGCGCACTCGAAAACACAGTTATGCAGGAGGATTGAATCATGAAAAAGATCGAAGACCAGAACAGCACGACGATGACGGTCAGGCTATCAGTCGAGAGCAAGGAGATGTGGAAGCGACTGGCCGAACGCGATCACAGGACTGTCGCGAACTATCTTGATTGCCTGCTGAAAAGGATCGAGCAAAAGGATTTCTGTCTTGCCGACGTGATGGACCAGCTCGATGTGATCAAGGAGATGCTGAAGCCGAAGGAGAAGAAGGCGACGGTCTCCAAGAAAGATCGGTTCGAGGAGCTGTACCTGATGGACATCACCGGAAGCGACGGTTGCGAGATCATGGAGCGCGGATCGTGGATGGAGTGGATCGATCATTTGAGAAAGATGGGCGTTCGAGTCAACGAGTACGCGCTCGAAAAGCACGCCAACCTGTTCAAAGACCACTACGTCGACGGCTGGAACATCGACTATCTGGTCGCCGACCTGATCAAGCGCGGAGCGAAAAGCATCTACATCCACTCGGACCTGCACAAGATGTGAAGAACGAGAAAAACGATGAAAGACGACAACCTGAAAATGACTAGCATCGAAGAGCTTCGCGCGCTTTGCGACATGACGGTAGAGCAGACGAGGCTCAGACAGAACCAGTGCAAGCATCTTTCAATCGATATCTTCGCTCCTCAACTTCTTGACAAGTTGATTCGCGAGCGAGATGAGATAACTTTTCCGCCGACTCGCTCCGAGCCTTTGCCGCTCATAGAGCGATACCGCGACAAAAACACAGGAGTTATCTACGAGGTGATATGCAACGCGACACTTGCGAACGACGGCGCTCTTATGGTGGTGTACCGCAACGCAGAAACAGGAGAGCGCTGGATAATGGCTTCAGACGAGTTTGTTGGCGGGAAATTCGAGCGCGTGGACTGACGCGAGCGGTGCGGCTAGCGCCATTGATGGCGGTCTGGATTAGCGTTAATCTGGAGGTTCCTTCCACGGTCTCGGCGGGCGCTCGTCCGTCGCTCATCACTCCAAAAAACGAGAGATATCAGATGCTTCCTTCAAGTCCGTCCCAGTTGGCCGCGCTGTTGACCGAACGAGCCGCGAACGTGTGCGAGCACCTTCTGCCTGGAGGGCGGATCGTCGGCAGGGAGTATCACGCGGCTGACTCGGGCGGCGGGTCTGGACACTCGCTCAAGATCGTGCTGGAGGGCGACAAGGCTGGCATCGGTGCTGACTTCGCGACAGGAGAGACATTCGGAGACCTGCTGGACGTGTGGTGCCTGTGCCGTGGCGTCGGTCTCGGACAGGCGATGGCCGAGGCCAGCTCGTTTCTCGGCATCGCCGTCGACGGGTCGAAGAGCAGACCAGACAAGACGTACCAGCGACCGCAGCGCCCAGTGGCGGTCAAACGGCTCTCTGAAGACGGAAAGGTGCTGGCCTACCTCAAGAGTCGAGGGTTGACCGAGCAGGCGCTCGACGACTTCCGTGTGGCCGAGCAGGACGGCGAGTGGATCGTGTTCCCGTACCTTCGCGACGGCGTCCACGTCAACACCAAATACCTGCACGTCGAGCGTCCCGACGGCAAGAAACAGGTCCGCCAGGAGAAGGGGGCCGAGCCGTGCCTGTTCGGGTGGCACGCGCTGGAGAAGCGGTTTCCGACCACGCGATTCGTGTGCCTCACCGAAGGTGAAATCGATTGCGCAACGCTGCACCAGTGCGGCATCCCTGCGCTCTCGGTGCCGAACGGCGGCGGTGGCGGAAACAAGCAAGAGTGGGTGAACAACGACTACGACCGGATGAGCCGCTTCGACACCGTCTATCTCTGTCTCGACGGCGACGAGCCCGGTCAGCAGGCGACCGCAGAGATCGCCAAGAGGCTCGGACCAGAGCGCTGCCGGACGGTGACGCTGCCGCACAAGGACGCAAACGAGTGCTTCAAGAACGGGATACGCGACTTCCGAACCTATCTTCTGTCGGCGCGGGCGTTCGATCCTGCAGAACTCAAGCCGGCCCACACGTTCGCCGAAGCGGTTGTCGAGCGCTTCCATCCGAGCAAGAGCGCCTTTCGCGGGCTGGACACGCCGTGGGCCTCGCTGAACGCGCTGACGACATTCCGGCGCGGCCAGTACGTGCTGTGGACTGGATTCAGCGGTTCCGGCAAGTCGACGCTGCTCTCGCAGACCATCGTCCACGGTCTGCTGAAGGGCGAGCGCTACGTGTGGTTCTCCGGCGAGATGCCGGCGCGGATGACGCTGGCTTGGCTGGTCACGCAACTGCTCGGCGAGCGCGAGCCGAACCATAATAAGATCCGAGAAACGATGGCGTGGCTGAGAGACAAGCTGTGGATCGTGGACGTGGTGCGAAACATCGACGGTAAGCGGCTGTTCGAGCTGTTCAGATACGCCGCCAAGCGATACGACATCCGAAACGTGGTGATCGACTCGCTGCTGAGATGCGGTCTGCGAGAGGACGACAACGATGGGCAGAAGGGATTCATCGATCTGCTGTGCGACTTCAAGCTCGAATACGACGCCATCGTGCATCTGGTGGCGCACCAGAGAAAGCCGGACGACGAGTGGAGCAAGCCAGGAAAGTTCGGAGTGAGAGGCGCGTCGGCAATAACGGACGAGGCCGACATCATTCTCTCTGTGTGGGCGACACCGAACGAAGAGCAAAACGAAGAGCCGAGACCGAGAAGAATCAAGTCGTTGACCGTTAACCACGAGTGTGATACCATATTATCTCTCATAAAGAACAGAGAGCTTGGCGGCAAATTGCCGATCAGGTTGCCGCTTTACTTCGAACACAACTCTCTACAGTTTCACGAACAACAAAGAAAGATCGTTCGGTATCTCGACATCGAAAGCGACTGTTTAACGTGTGAGGAATTCTGATGTATATCGAAGGAGTGCTGTTCGATCTCGGAAGAAGAAGCGATAGAAGGATAATCGCCAAGCTGGAAAGGCCGTGCGGCACCGAAGTCGAGATCGCTGGAATAACAGAAGACGAGATGATGACGCTTTCTAGCAACATGTTTGAAATGATAAAGATTAATTTCACGGTACGCCGCAAATATCGCGATGTACCGATTGTTGTCGTACATGAAACCTGAAAGGAATAGTATGATTATTTGTAAAGACGGTTGCTACGCCTACATCGGCACGACGGCCGAGGAAGCCTTTTGCGCTTACATGAGCGCCGACGACGACCACAATAGCCTCGGCCCGCACGAGCTGGAGTGGTATAGCGCGAACGAGATGGCGCTGACCATGACTCTTGCGGTGAAGCCGAAGGCTGCGCCTGCAAAGACTTCGGCGAATAAATGATTGCTCAATTTGCGATAGGCATAACCGCAAATCCACGGCCTAAACGACAGAGGCTCTCAGGAGAAATCGGATGACCATCGAAGAGATCGAAGACGTTCTGGTTCACTGGGAGCGACTCGACGGCGGATGGGACAGCGAAGGCGTCACCCGAAAAGAGTGCGCCGAGCTTCTGGTCTCTTCTGACGAAACTGTGTCCTCTTGGAAGGAGCGACTAGTAAAGGTGCCGCCCGACGTCGACGCGCGCTACCGGAACGTTGTCAAAAGGATGCTAGATGCCGGACTGATCGACGCGTCAGAACACGACCACGAGCTGAGCGTGCAGCACATGTTCAGCCCAGCCGAGAAGTTGCGCAGGGGAAAGCGCTTCGCCGAGTCGATCAAGAACAGCTTGACTTCTGGTGTGCGTCCGTGAGATACTGCGCTCCGTCGGTCCCGACCTTTCTTTCCCCCTTTGGGTCAGCCGACCATTCTCCTCATGTGGTTTATTTGCCCTGGCGTGCTTTCACCGTCGGGGTATTTTTTTGCGTGGAGGTTATGTGATTGAAGGTCTTGCGATCACGATCCGTCAAGCGGTGGACGAGTACTGCCTGCAATGCAGGAATCACGACCCGTTCGCTGTCGGCAACTGCGAGCGCGAGAGCTGTCCGCTGTGGCCTGTCAGACCGAACCGATCCCTCCAAGGGCGGACTCCGCTCGACTTCGATTGCGACGACGCGACGCAGGAAGTTCTTGACGCGCTCGATCTCGACTACATCGAAAGGCAGTTGGGCTAAACTCGCTGTGGAGGAATAGACATGAACGAATATATCGTTGAATCCAGAGGCTTCGCCGATACCATCGAGCGTCAAGAATCAAAGCTCGCTAGAGTCGTGTCTGATGTTTCTGATGGAGTCGTGAAAGTGACAGTATCGAACGGAATCAACGACTGGCACGAGACATACGTCGACAGATCCATAACAGGAGAAGGCCGATTTCCGACGATTCAACTCGCGCTCGATCTTGGCGACGACCGATAAACGATGACCGTCCTGTCGCTCGATCTAGGCACCAAGACCGGATGGGCCACCAAAGCTGGCTCCAACATCGTTCACGGTACCGCGACGTTCGCGAACTCTCGGTACGAGGGCGGCGGGATGCGCTACCTGAAGTTCCGCAAGTGGCTCGACCGGCAGCTCGATCACCTGATGCCGCCGCTGCTCGTTTGCTACGAGGAGGTTCGCGGCCACAAGGGGACCGACGCGGCCCACGTCTACGGCGGGCTGCTGGCGACGCTGACCTCGTGGTGCGAGGAGCGCTCGATCCCCTACGAGGGCATCCCGGTAGGCACCTGGAAGAAGGCGCTGTGTGGCAAGGGTAACGCGAGCAAGGAGACCGTTATGGAGAAAGTGAATTCGAGAGGACACGCGGTCGAGTCGTTCGACGAGTCCGACGCGGTCGCAATTCTTCTGTTCGTTCTGGAGCGCGACGATGTGTGACATTGATATGAACCTGATCGCTGCGCTAATTATATTGTGTTCGTCATGGATTATATCTATCTCAATCATCCTGTTCGCTATTGAGAGATAAAATGGATGATCTGACGCTCGAAGACAAGATCGGCTGGTGGTCGAACTCCGGCAGCAACGGCTCTCGCACAAAGCACTTCTACGAGTACTCGCCGCTGAGCGAGAAACACCGCGCCACGATCTGCGGCCGGAAGCACCACGTCGGCCAGCTATCGCATCCAGTCGAAGGCGACAAAACGTGCGTCTTTTGCGCGAGGAAAGCTGACCTATGATTTCGGATGCGCGGTGAGTGCGCGACCGTCGTATCTACCTGAAGAAGCAATCAGACGCGCGAGTCGAGTTCTTGCGCTGGATCGAGCGACACGGCATCAGGTTCGAGCAGGTCATCAAACCGAAGCTCGGGTTCGTGATCGAGATCGGATTTCTGTGGGTCAGGACCGATTTCAGGCCGCTGTCGTTCGCCAGGTACGAGGCCGACACGTTCTTCTTCAGAGGCCCAGGAATCCCGGTGTCAGTGTCGCGATACGACAACTGGCGCTTCGACGAGTACGGTCGCCATCCGGCGACAATCCACCGCTGCGGAGATTACCGCGCCCTGGTGCCGGACTTCGCGGTGGCGAACAGGTGGAAAGATCCGCGCGAGTGGCGATGGCATCCTCCGGTCGAATTGAACGAGCTTGCGACGCTCGATCTTCTTAAGTTGCAGTCCGAGATCGATCCGTGGCCGCGCAACCGCAGAGGGATAGCGATGGTCCCGAGAGTCACAGGATGCTCCGGCAAAGTACTCGTCGAGACCGAACCGTCAGAATCTGAACACACCTGGAGCGAGAAGACGTGGCGACCTGTCGAGGGAGACGAATTTCGGTGGACGGTCACTCGTTCAAAAACGAGGTCGACTACCGGAAGTATCTAGGAGTCAGGCGACTCGTGTCCGACGGTCGCCTGACGGGTCTTGAGATTTACCCGAAGTTTCCTCTCGTCGTGCGCGGCGCGTGCGTGGACACGTTCGAGGCGACGTTCAAGTTCCACGACGCTCTCAAGGGCGAGTGGCGCGTCGTTCTTGTCGGTGCGAGCATCTCGAAGCCGCTCCAGACGAAGGTTCACCTGTTCGAGACGCTGTACGACATGCACGTCGAGCGCTGGGCCTGAATTTTCGGCGTGGCGAATGTCAGAGAAACCGTGCTATCAATGTTGCGAATGTCAGAGAAACATAGCTATCAACCGTCGGTGTCGGAATCATGAGAGAACGAGTTCACATCTCTTGCGCGACCGGAAACGAGGTGATGGACTCGTGCTGTGTCCGACGGGTTCAGAGAATTGTCGTCCTGGAATGTCAGGACATCAGAATGGACTTTATCCCTAGCGACGCCGCTCGGCTCGGAAACCTCTTGATCGAGTACGCCGAGAGCGCAGGGTGGAAAAACCCGGAATCGGATGATGGCCGGTGAGTTTGTCGCTGAAGATCGCGAGTATCTTCCGGCGCTGCTGCTCTGTCGGAGCTGCGTCCATTTCAGAATTGCCAGCGACTTCAACTACCGCTGGTGCGACATCCACAAGATCGAGTTCAACTCGGAGAGATGCTGCGATGCCTTTGAACCCGAAGCCCCTGCTCGACCTCATCGCTCGCCACGAGTCTGAAAGCGCCGCAGCGTCTCAGGGCGTGTCGAGCGGCTACGACGTCGTCGTTCGTCAGGCGTTCAAGATCCATCCTCCGACAAAACCGATCACGTCGATGACCGTCGGCGAAGTTCTGGAGTGGCAGTCAGAGGCGATTCGCATCTACCAGATCCGGTTCGCGTCTAGAAACGGATACAGCGCGGTCGGGCGCTACCAGATCATCCGGTCCACTCTGCTTGGCCTGCTCGACCCGGACTGGAAGATGTCGGACCAGTTCGACTCCGAGACTCAAGACCTGCTCGCCATGCAGTTGCTCAGACGGCGCGGATGGTCGAAGTGGGTTTCCGCCAAATCGGTCGAAGCGGACGGCGCCTTCGCGGATTCTCTCTCGCGCGAGTGGGCGAGCTTGCCGTACAACAACGGCAAGTCCTACTACGCCGGAGACGGGCACGGCAACGCATCGCTTGTTTCCAGAGAAGAGGTTCTGCGGGTTCTCCGCGACATTCGTTCCTGAGTTCGTCGGAGATATCCGCTCAAACCTGTCGAGGTGTATTCCGTGATTTCCATCAACCTGTCCGAGAGATCGACGTGGCGAGGGATCGTCATGGCGATCACCGGCCTGTTCGCGCTCGGATTTATCGTGCCGATCATCTTCTCGATGTTCGACGCGACAACGACCGAGCATCTCCAGTTTCTCGCACTGAAATCGACTGTGATCGGCTCGGCCATCAGTCTGACCGGCAGCACGCTTTCCGGTCTGATCGGCATCCTGTTCGCCGACAAGCCGTGATCAGGCACGTTTGATCGATCTAGACTATTTCACGAATAGGTAAATCATATGTTTGACTGGTTCTGGAAAGGTGTCGCAGGATTGTCCGGCATCGTCGCTCTCTGGTTCGGGTTCGATGCGGCGCGGACGCGCAATCGCATGGAGCGAGAGAAGGCTGAGCGCGAAGAAGCGATGAAGGGAATGATCGACAAAGCGTATCGCGACATGGAGGCGACCAAGAAGAGCTTCGAGGAGCGAGCGCCAGTCGATCCGAAAAACAGAAAGGATTTCGAGTGATCGCCGGTCGTTTTGCGGTCGTCTTCGTCGCGCTCGCGATTGCCGGATGCGCGAAACAAGTAGAATACAGGCCGATACCAGAAATGCTCGTCCCTTCTCCACCTCGATACGAGAGCGTGAAGTCGGAAGAGCTGGCGTGCCTGCAAGATTCCACTTACGAGAAAATGGCCCGCAACTTCATCTCGTGCAAGCAGCACAACGAAGAATTGCGCGCTCTGCTTGGAGTTAAGCGATGACAGCAGACAATCTTTCCGCAGAGTCATTCGACGCGAAGCTCTCGTATCTGTTCGAGCGACAGCATCGCGCGGTCTGCGAGATACAGCAGAGACTCGTCAATCTGGAATCGAACGTCAGAAACGAGAGCGCCGCTTTTCGCGAAGACGTCAACGACATCTTCGACAGATTATATATTCTTGATAATGTCAAAATGGAATCGGCGCCAGATATTGTTTCGTCGTGTAGCGACTTCAGTGAAACCGCGTCATGACGCTCGACAAGGATGCCGCGTACACGAGACAACTCGACGACTATCTGATGCGCCGACTTGAAAAGATGGAGGCTTCTGTCGACAAGATGGAGCGCGAGTTTTCTGAAATATCCAGGAAGCTCGACAAGATCTCAGAGGCTTACGACTTAAACAAGCCGTCTGTCGACGCGATGAGGTCGGTTCTTGAGGCGGGCGGCATTTTGAAGTGGTCTGTTTCGACAATCGTCGTGCTGTGTGCAGGATTCGCAGCAGTGATGACGGCTTGGGAGGCGTTGCAGAGATGGCTAGGAAAATAGCGACCGCGCTTCTTATCTCATTCGTCATTCTGTCCACCGTCTATCAGCTTTACAGTCTCTATCTTTTCGTCAACAGCGGAGCGCGCTTCACGCTCGAAGACGGTCACGCTTTGTGCGCGAGAGTGCTGAGACTCGAACTGATCCAGGGAACTATCGGCGGAGACTGCGTGTTCGGCCAAGAGAAAAAGCAATGATTGAGCTGTCGCTATCTATCTGATACCATCCATCTTTTCAACAGAGGTTAAACGGATGCTGCTGAGCTACAACGAACTGCACGAGCTGATCGAGTCCGGCGTGATCGACGCCGACCCGGAGAACGTCAACGGCACCTCCATCGACGTGCGGCTGGACCGCACCATTCTCGTCGAGATGGAGAAGAAAGAGATCGGCATCGTCGATCCGAGCCTCAAGCAGTCACACGAAACCGTCAGGATCGAAATGCCGGATTCCGGCTACCTGATGCTGCCAGGACAGTGCGTGCTGGCGAGCACGGTCGAGACGTTCAACCTTCCCGAAGACCTGTCGTGCGAGTTCAAGCTGAAGTCGTCGATGGCGCGCGTGTTTCTCGAAAACATGCTGGCGACGTGGGGAGATCCGTGGTGGAGCAACTCGAAGATGACGCTCGAGCTGAAGAACGAGTTGCAGCACAACGCGATCTTGATCAAGCCGAACATGAAGGTCGGCCAGATGATTTTCTATCGCTCGAAGCCAGTTCCAGAAGGTCGCTCCTACAAGGTGCGCGGTCGCTACAACAACACCACGACCGTCACCGCGAGCAAGGGCGTGTAAAATGATGGACGAGCTGATCGCGAGCATGGTAAACAGGAAAGAAAGAGATAGACCAGTCGAAGACGGGCCGAACAACTCGCACTACGGCGAAATGACGCTCGAACCGCTCGACGTCGCTAGGCACTGGCTCGTAAACGATCAGCTCGAAGGCGCGTACCTGTTCCAGATCATCAAGTATCTCGGCCGTTACCGGATGAAGGTTCCAGGAAAGGGCGGAATGACCGATCTGCTCAAGATGCGCGACTACCTGAACCTGCTGATCGAGATGAAAGATGAAGGTTGATCTGGTCCCAATCGACTCGATTGTCGGATACGCCAGAAATCCCAGGCGCAACGAGAAAGCGATCCCGAAAGTCAAATCGTCTCTCAAGGAATACGGGTTCCGTCAGCCCATCGTGGTGGACGCCGACGGCGTGATCGTGGTCGGGCACACGCGATGGATGGCCGCGAAGGAACTCGGCATGACCGAGGTTCCCGTCCACGTCGCCGAGAACCTGACGCCCGCGCAGATCAAGGGCTACCGGATCGCGGACAACCGCACCGCGCAGGAGGCAGAGTTCGACGACGAGCTGCTCGCCATCGAGCTGCAAGACCTTCTGGACGCGAAGTTCGATCTGGATCTGACCGGGTTCGACGGCACCGAGATCGACAATCTGCTGAAGAAGCCCGTCGAGATCGGAGAGGACAAGACCGAGTCGCTCGCCGACAAGTCAGAGGACTGCCAGGAGAAGTGGAAGGTCGAGGTGGGCCAGTTCTGGCGCTGCGGCGATCATCTGCTGTACTGCGGCGACTGCCGCGACGCGCTCGCGATGGACGAGCTGCTGAAAGGCGTCACAGTCGATCTTCTGCTCACAGATCCGCCGTATGGGGTTGACTGCGAGACGTTCGTTCCTGTTGGCGAAAAAAGCAAGCTCTTCGGAAACGATATCAAGCGCCGCCACGTCAAGTCCGACTGGGACAAGAGCAGGCCCGAAAAGGAAACGCTGCTGTCTCTCGTCGGGCGCGCCGAGATCGCCATCGTGTTCGGCGGCAACTTCTTCGCCGACATGCTTCCTGTGAGCACCCACTGGATCGTGTGGGACAAGCACCAGACCCTACCGACGTTCGGCGACTGCGAGCTGGCGTGGACGAGCGTGTCCAGGAAATCTGTCGTCAAGTACGACGTCGAGTTCAACGGCCTGATCGGGAGAGAGAAGGAGCGCTTCCACCCGACGCAGAAGCCGGTCAAGCTGTTCGCCCAGATCATCGACGACTACACCGATGTCGGCGCGGTGATTCTCGATCCCTACGGCGGCAGCGGCACCACTCTGATCTCCGCAGAGCAGTCAGGCCGGATCGCGAGGATGATAGACCGCGAGCCGAAGTACATCGCGACCATGCTGGAGCGCTGGAGCGTGCTGTCCGGCGAGACACCAGAGAGATATTATGGCTGATCTCGTATCGTTGTGCTCGCACAACCTGTCGCTGGTTTGCAACCTGTCTCGTCTCGGTCTCGACAGGCGCGATATCGCTCTGTACTTCGGTATATCCGAGAGCAAGTTCGACGATTTGTGCGAAAAGCATCCAGAGTTCGCTCGGGCTTGCGACGAAGGAAAATCAGTTCGCGACAAATCAAGTAACCTGGAGCGCCACGATGGCTGATCCGAAGAGCGTCGCCACCCGCAAGCGCTCGTTCCTGAAGCCTCGCCAGCACAAGGACGACACGTTCAAGGTCTACAAGCCGACCTCGCGCAACGCCCAGATCGACGCCATCCGCGAACACAGCGGCCAGCGCACCATCCACGTCGATCTCGAAGTCATCTACAACCTCGCGCGGTACGGGCTGACGCGAGATCAGATCGCCGGCTATTACGGCATGACGCGCGGCAAGTTCAACGCGCTGTGCGAAGAGTTTCCTGAAGTCGGCGAGGTATACGTCCAGGGCTTCACCGTCGGCGTGATCTCGACAGCGAAGCGCTTCGACAACATCATCCAGAAAGCGCCAGACGCTGTTGCTTCTATTGCCGCCATGTTCCGCCTGAAGACTGCCGGCTGGACCGAGAAGAAGGACGCCGGCAAGGAAGCAAACGACGACGCTCCAAAGGTGAACGTGTACCTGCCAGACAACAACCGCTGAATTCACGTATACATAGACATAAAGAGACGTGAAAAAACAGCTTGTTTTTCATCATCATAGATTGACCTGTCTTACCAAATTTGGTAAACTGAATACCATATTTGGTATATTTTGATATAGGACGTTTTCTTTGTGAACAAAGTGATTGATCAGGTTGATGCAAAAACAGGTGAGATAATGAGGGGTTTTGTGGTATATGTACCGCATAGACCTAAAGTGAGCGAAGGATGGTTTATGGGATTTCAAGAGAAATTTATAGCTATAGCGAAAGACCCTGACATGACGTGGGGTTCTGCAAAGGTTTTGATGTATTTGTTTGGAGTTCTTGATTTCGAGAATTTTATTCACTGTAGCCAAAAGCATATTTCAGAAGAGCTTGAGATGCAGCAGTCGCACGTTTCGATAGCAATGAGTTTTCTTGTGTCGAAAGGAATAGTTCTCCAAAGCCCTGTCGTCGATGGAATAAAGTGCTATCGATTGAATCCTAACTATGGATGGAGAGGAAAAGTCAAAAATCTCGACAGATACCATCGAGATCATCTCAAGCTGGTTTCTAGCGATCAATAACATAAAAACCGATGAACGAGTGGGTGTTTAACGTCGATCCGCCGAAGCCTGGACACTATCTCGTCTACCAGCGCACCGAAGACAACCGCAAATACCGCTTCACGCGATTCTGGAACGGCTGCGACTGGAATAATCCGAACGAGGAAAAGTACGGAAACGTCGTCGCGTGGTCAGAACTGTTGCAGTATCCAGACTAGTGTGATATAATGGTTGTATCGTTAAACGAGGGTCGTGATATGAAACAAAAGAAGATTGTCAGAAAAACATTCGAGCAATACAACGGAGATTGGCCGAAACTCGATGCTTCTGAGTTCATGGCTTGGTTTCATTGCAAGATCGAAGATGTTCCAGAAGAAAGTCGCGACAGCCTGACCATCGATATTGATTCTGGTGATAGCGGATACGCGACCATCGAGTTCGTTTATACCAGATTGGAGACTGACACAGAAGAGGCAAAGCGCGAGCAATATGCTTTGTCGCGTGAAGAACTCATACGCAAGCAAGAGCTGAGCGAGCTGGCAAGGCTTCAAGCCAAGTACGGCCATATATCAGTAAAAAGTTAAACGAGGATAATTAAATGAATATTGTTATTCCAGACAAACAACCTGTTTGCACTCAAGGCTCTGTATTCATACAGGACGACGATGGGAATGATTTGTTCGAGATCATACTTGGAAATAATAATAATCTCGCGATATTTGGTATCAATAGGATTTCTTCGAATCTCTTGATAGAGCCGAGAGCGATCAACTCTGTTATCGTTAAGATCGAACGTTAAACGGCGTTAAACGGAGCGCGCATGAAACTCGTCATCGACAGAAAGAAATTGCTGGACGCAGTTCAGACTGTTATCGGAGCGACAGACCACAAATCCGTTCTGCCCGTACTCTCGCACATATTGTTCCGCAGCGATGGCGAGACGATACGCGTGATGGCCAACAATCTCGAAATCCAGGTACAGCACTCGTTCGCGTCTGACCCGCACGAGCCGTTCGAGGCGCTGTGGCCCGCCAAGCGGCTGCACGACATCCTGCGGTCGCTATCAGATCATGGCTTTGTCGGCTTCTCCCAGAAGGACAATGATTTCCACATCGCGGCCGGACGGAGCCGGTTCAAGCTGGCGTGCCTGGAGCCGCGAGACTTCCCGCTGTCCGATTCTGTATCGACAGGGATCTCGGTCGAGATCCCGCAGGACGAGTTCGGATACCAGTTGCGTCTCGTCGAGCACGCGATGGCCGTCAAGGACGTGCGCCATTACCTGAACGGAATCTGCTTGCACCTCGGAGCGCACCTGACAGCCGTCGCGACGAACGGGCACAGACTCGCCGCCATCGAAGGCCAGACAGTCATCGGGATCGACGAGCCGAGAAACCTGATCGTGCCGGCGAAGTCGGTTCTCGAACTGAAGAGACACGTCGGAGCGTCAGGCACCGTCACGCTCTCGGCGATCAAAGGCAGCAACGGGATGCGCGCAGATTTCGGAGACACCGTCGTCGATGTTCGTCTGCTCGAAGGTTTATACCCGGACTGGCGCAGGATCGTGCCGAAAGAGTACAGCACCGAGATCGACGTCGACAGATCGAAGTTGATCGACGCCCTGAAGCGCACGACGATCCTCGTCGATGAAGGAGACGGCGTCTCGCTCGACATCTCTGAGTTCGGTGGTCTGGTCATCAGCGGAGAAAGCTCTGGCGAGGAGGTTCGCGAAGAGATCGAGATCGCGCGCTTCTCTGGCGACCCGCTCACGAAAGGGTTCTCTCCGCGCTACCTGATCGAAGCGCTAGAAGCGCTCGACGGAGAGATCGTCACGCTCCTATTCACGATAGACATCGTCTCGATACTGCAAGAAGGCCTGCTCGCCACGTTCGTCATTATGGGAAGACGGCTATGATGTACGTCATTCGCATGATTATCGCGTTCTCGTGCGTCATGTACAATGAAGCGTACTTGGATCAGGTGAGGCTCAACGAGATGTATTTCTATCTGTTCGATAACATCAATGCCAAAACAGAACAACCTTCCGACGAGTAACTGTTCGGGTTGCTGGAAGTACTTCCCTGTCGAGATGCTGACCGTCAGAATCGTCAACAGCAAACGGAAGATGCGCTACTGTCCTGCCTGTCTCGAAAAGCGAGAGAAAGCTTTGAAAGCGTTCGACGAGAGAAATAAGTGATCGAGATTCGTCCACAACCAGGACCGCAGACTGCTTTTCTATCGTGCCCTGCCGACGTTGCGGTATTCGGCGGATCGGCAGGAGGCGGGAAAACGCTAGGTCTCCTATTAGAAGCGTCGCGCAACATCAGCAACCCAGATTACGGTGGAGTGATCTTCCGTCGCGAGCAGACGATGATCACCAACGAGGGCGGACTGAGAGACACCGCCCTGCAACTGTACCCGCATCTCGGAGGCGAGTATCGCTCGCAGCCGTACCCGCATTTTCTGTTTCCGAGCGGGGCGCGAATCTCGTTTCGCCACCTCAACCAAGAGAGCGACGTGCTGAGCTGGCAAGGTAGCCAGATACCTTTTATCGGATACGACGAACTAACTCATTTCTGTGTCGACGATCAAACTGAGGCTCTTACCGATGATGGATGGAGGTTAATCAAGGATATTAAGGTTGGAGAAAAGGTTGCGTCTCTATCAAAGAATCGAGAGATTCAATATCAAGAGGTTTCTTATGTCTACAAAGATTATTATTCTGGAGATATGATCTCTTATGAAGAAGGCTTGAGCTTCAAGGTAACCCCAAATCATAAGATGATGGTTGATTGTACATCATATAAAGGTCAAAAATGGAGTTTTGACTCTTGGAAGTTTGTTGAGGCGAAAGATTTGGTGACGAGCTATATTCCAAGGACTGGTGCATGGGTTGGAGTTGAAGATGAGTATAAGTTTTTTGATGTAATAACCGGAAGAGGTTACGGAGACAACAACACAAACTCCAATGTTGAATATATGCCAATGGATGATTGGCTGAGTTTCTTTGGATGGTATCTTTCTGAGGGATGTTGCTTCCAGCTTAACAATAGAACAAGAAGCAGAGTTGTTGTAATCAGACAAACGAAGCCAAAAGGACAGACGTTGCTTGAGGATGTTCTTTGTAGAATTCCTTGGAGGTATTCAAAATCAAAAGATGGGCAATATAGGATATTTAGTCGTCAACTCTATGATGAGTTGGTCGGTTTTGGTAATACATACGAGAAGAGAGTTCCTAGATGGATTTTTAGTTTGTCTCCAAGGCAGATTAATTTGTTTCTTGATGCGTTTACGCATGGTGATGGCCACATAAGAAAAAATGGAGCTATCAGTTTTGGGCTTGCCAATGAAGGTTTGGTAGACGACCTTCAGGAACTTTATTTTTTGTGTGGTAGAATATCAACAAAAGGTTACAGCGTTGCATCAGGAAAGTATGATTCGTGGAGGTTAAATGTTAGCACTAAAAAAAGGAGCCATTATCAGGTTAAGTCAAAAAAGATTAATGTTGAAAAATATGAAGGAGATATTTTTTGTTTGACTGTCAAAAAGAATGAAAACTTTTTGATGAGGAGAAACGGTAGATATTGCTGGACAGGAAATAGCGCTTTCCAGTTTTGGTACATGTTCTCTCGACTTCGCAGCACGAGCGGAGTGAGGCCATACATCAGGGCGACAACTAATCCTGACGCCGAAAGTTGGGTCGCCGACTTGCTGGAATGGTGGATCGATCAAGACTCCGGCTCGCCGACATACGGATTGCCCATTCCTGAGAGAAGCGGAGTGATACGCTACTTCGTGCGCATCAACAACGAGCTGATGTGGGCGGATTCTCCTGAAGAACTGGTCTCGCGCCACGGCTGCGACTACCTCGACGCCAAGAGCTTCACCTTCATTCCGGCCAAGATCACCGACAATCCGATCTTGATGAAGAAAGACCCGGCCTACCTCGCCAACCTGAAGGCGCTGACGAGGGTCGAGCGCGCGAGGCTGCTCGACGGCAACTGGAATGTTCGCCCGAAGGCCGGAGACTACTTCCCGCGCGACGCGATCACCGTCATAGACTGGCGTCCGACAGACGTGGTAAAGTGGATTCGCAGTTGGGACTTGGCCGCGACCGAAGAGGGCGACGGGCGAGACCCGGACTGGACGGTCGGGCTGCTGGTCGGCAGAAGGAGCAACGGCAAGATCGTGGTGGCCGATATGATCCGCGTGCGCAGGAAAGCCGCCGTGATCGAGAGCCTCGTCAAGACCATCGCAGCTCGCGACGGCAAGGACACCTGGATTCTGCTGCCGCAAGACCCAGGGCAGTCTGGAAAATCGCAGAAGGAGTCGTTCGTCGGAGCGCTTTACGACTTCACAGTGCTGTCGCGCACCATCACGAAGAACAAGGTCGCCATCGCGTCTGGCGGAGCGAACTCTCCGGCGTCGCTGTGGCAGCAGGGCCAGATCGAGATCGTCCGGGCGCCGTGGAACAAGGACTTCATCGACGAGATGGACGCCTTCCCTACGAAGGGAGTACACGACGATTGCACGGATGCGTTTTCCACTTGCGTGAGACAGTTGCCAGGACACTCGAAGCCCGATTACTCGCAGAGCGGATTGAGCGGGACTTACCGGCCGCTGGTCGGACAAGAGCGACACCTGTCGAAGAAAAGGAAATACTGATTCGCCGCGCTAGCTCAACGGCAGAGCAATCGGCCTGTACCCGATTGACGAGGGTTCGACTCCTTCGCGCGGCTCCACATAACCGTCAAACGGAACAGGAAAACACATGACGCTGTGCGACATCGAGTATCGAGAGATCATCCGCGAGATCGTTCGCCGTGGCGAATTCGTCGAATCGAGAAACGCGCCTGTCCAGTCTCTGATCGACTACCGGCAGATCGTGTTTCGCGAAACTCCGCTAGTGACGTGGCGCAAGACGGCTTGGAAGAAGGCGATCAGCGAGATGGAGTGGTTCATGTCTGGCGATTCGCTGTGTCCTTCAGAGCTGCGAGACTGGTGGGACGGACAGTTGAACCGAGAAGGTCGCTACATCGGTGGCTACGGAGACCAGCTTCGCAGTTTCTCTGAAGATCACATGGTCGACAGCGGTTTCGATCAGGTACGATACCTGCTAGAAGGCTTGCGAGATCACGAGAACTCTCGCCGGCTCGTCATATCGACGTGGAACACGAAGGACATGTCGGAGATCACGAGCTACAACGACAATCCGAAAACTCCGACGAATTGTCATGGATCTATTATCCAATGCCACGTTCGCGATGGCGAACTTCACATGACGCAGTATCAGCGAAGCGCCGACATTCTTTTGGGCGTCCCGCACAATCTCGTTCAATACTGGGCGCTGCTTCTTTATCTCGCTCGCTGGAGCGAACTTGAAGTCGGCAGTCTCAGATGGCTGTTCGGCGACGTGCATCTCTATCATGAAGAGTCGCATTTGGCGTGCGCCAAACACATACTGTCTATAGCCTGTCAGACACTTGACAGCGCGTGTAAATTATGTTATAATCCAACTGTCAGTTGGACAGGAGCAATACCTGAGTTTAAAGCATCAGACTTCGCGATGGTCGGAACGGTTCCAGATCCAATCGTGACCATTAGACCGAAACTGTTATAGGTTAAACGACATGAAATACGAAGACACGAAACAGTTTTTAGATGCCGTCCGAAACAAGTCGTTCGAAGGTCGTGTCATCGTCGACGTCGACAGCGACTGCGTACTCGCCTACGAGAGCGGAGAGCTCGTGTTCGACTTCGATGATAGATCTCCTGTTGACGCGCTTTTCTTCGTTCTCGAAGCTATTGGATCTGACGTCGATTACGCCTGATCGCCTGTACAGAAACGGTTGCAAAGTACGTTCGATTATGCATATTATGCCCTCGTGATAAAGACCTTCCGCTACAGAATCAAGGATGCGACC